AAAATTTTTGCATAAGTATCATATTTTTTTTGATATTTTTTCATTAATAATAATAAATTTGGGTATTCTTTTTGAGCTTTATGTTTTGATTTAGTATAAGGTGTAATCAAATAAGAATTATCACATCCATATTCGTTATATAAAATATCAATAGCTATTTTTAATAATTCACTAGAATTATAATCATGTTCTTTTAATTTTAATATACCGTCTCTAAATATTGTTCGTTTATCAAATCTTTTTAATCCATAAGGACAGTTCCCTTTTATTTCTTCAATTTCATTATATAAAAATTTGTATTCTTTTTCAAAAAGATCATCATATTTAAATGGATTATTATCTTTTTCGCATTCCTTTCTCATTTCATTAATATATTCTCTACATTCATCATTCAATGTATTATTTAATTCATTATATTCATCTGTTTTTCCTTCTTGATTATATTTTTGTAATTGTTCGTATCTATCTTTGTTATTAATTTTAAATTTTGATTCTAATGTATTATAGTTGTATTCATTTCTTTCTCTAGTATTCATCATTCTAATAAAATTATTTTTTTCCATATTCAACATATGTTCTTTCTTTGATATATAATTATTTGCATTATTAATCATTTCATTAATCTTATCTAATTTCCCAGTCTTTTCAATTTTAGCATCTTGTAATGCAATTATAAATTTTCTACCAAAGTAAAATTTTGGATCTCGGTATTTTATTTCTTCAACTGTCACATTGCCAAGAAAAATGTTAATACCATTGATCTGTTTTTTTACTTCAACTAGTTTATTTCGATATTCTAATTTTTTTTCATTATACAATTCTTGATTTACTTCTACTCCAGATTTTAATGATCTTTCTACTTTATTAATAAGATAATTACTATTATTATGATCATTTCTTTCTTTTTTTTGCTTCAAATACTTCTCTTGATGTAGACTACATTTGTCTCTATTATATCCACATACTTTATCACATGTTTGACCAGCCTTTCTGGTTCCATCTCTTGTACCACGAACTAATATGAAGTCGCATTTATTAGGATACAATAATTTGGGCATTTCAAATATAATTTATATCTATATATTATATTTTTTCGGACCTATTTCAAACGCAAATATGACAAAAATTGGATCAAATTTATTTCATAGGACTACTCATTGTGAGACCAAAATATAACCAAAATTCTAATTATTATTTTTTTATGTCAACTGTTCATTTCTTAAAAACAATGTTAGAAAATTTTGGATAAGCTACCATACTTTAAATATATCTTTAAAATATCATTAAATTTTCTAATTTTCAAAAAGTATTAAAAAAGTTTTATTAAAAAAATATATTTATTAAAAATTGAAAAAAATAGTCAAATTTTCAAGTTATATTTAAGATCAATAGGTTATCCATAATTTTCTAACATTGTTTTTAAGAAATGAACAGTTGACATAAAAAAATAATAAGTGAAATTTTGGTTATATTTGACTTAAAGGATAACCACCATGGTATATCATTAAATTATCGGACTTAGTAATGACTCTAACAACTGAACTATTTATTGAAAGGAGTAAAAAAATACATGGGAATAGGTATGATTACTCAAAAATAGAGTATATATCACAAAGAGCAAGAGTTAGTATTATATGTAGGGAACATGGTGAATTTAAACAAATTCCATCAAATCATCTTATGGGAAGAGGATGTAGACAATGTGGATATAAAACAATATCAAAGAAAACAAGAAGTAATTTAAATATTTTTTTGAAAAAAGCAAAAAAAGTTCATAAAAATAAATATGATTACTCAAAAACAGAATATGTAAATTCAAGAACCCATATTATAATTATCTGTCAGGAACATGGTGAATTTAAACAACTTCCAGCTGATCATATTACAGGAAGAGGATGTAGACAATGTGGATATAAAATTTCAAACTATAGTGAAGAATCAATAAAATGGTTAAATTATATTTCAAAAAAAAATAATATATACATAGAACATGCTAAAAATAAAGGAGAATATGTTATACCTGATACAAGATTAAGAGTAGATGGGTATGATAGAGAAAATAATACTGTATATGAGTATTATGGATGTTTTTTTCATGGTTGTCTAATATGTTTCGATATAGATGGGAAAAATGCACGTTCTGGAAAATTGTATAAACAATTATTGGATGATACCATCAAAAGAGAACAAATTATTAAAGAGAAGGGTTATAATTTGGTGTCAATATGGGAACATGAATGGAAAAATTTAAAAAAAACTATTTAAATTCGAATACAAATTTAATACCTGGTGATATTGTTTTAATTCGATATTTATATTTTTTATTTGGTGTTTTTAGTCTAAATCGATAAAAATTTTGTGTTTCATGCATTTTTATAGGTTCAACATTATGATCATATAAAAAAAGAGATGCATCATCAAATGTCCATTTTGTCTTATCAAAGAGAATGGCTTGCACTTGACTCATTATATATAAAATAGATAATATATTAATGGAAAAAGATATAGATGAAGCAATTGATTATGAACAAAATATCATAAAATATAAACTAAAAATTTTAGAAACATTAAGACAAAAAGATAAAAATTTATCGAGTATGATTACTCATTTGGAGAGAAAATTAAGTAATAAAAAAAATAAACTACATAATATTCAAATGGAATATGATATTGTTAAAATAGAATACAATATTATTTTAGTTGTTGATTAATATTTTTATTAAAAATATTTAATAAAAATATTTTTTAAAATATTTTACATTCTTCTTAATCTGGACTTAAGATCATGTCTAGACATATGTCGTCCACCAGCCATGACACCTTCTCCATAATCATGATATTGTGATGGATCAATTACTACTCCTCCTTCACCATCACCCATACCATAACCATCTCCATAACCAAGATGTTGTGCAACTCTACCAATAGCCTGAGATGCAGGATGTTGAATAGAATTAGCAATTGTACTAATTAATTTACTACTTTTCAAAAATTCATTAATTTTTGCACCAAAATCTTTCAAATTACTTAAGAAATTACCTTCACCTCCATATTGAGATTCTCTAATTTGATCATATGTTACACTTGGTCTATTTTTACTATTAAGTATATCAGATTTTGTTATGACTCCTAGCTGGCGAGTCGCACTATTGAGTCCAGGTATAGTAAAGGATCCTTCTGATACAATAATAATAAATAGAGTTGCAGTAATATTAGCATTTGATGTATTTCTAAATTGTGCAGTCACTTGTAATTGGAATTGGCCTTGGAGGCCAGGTGCCATATCAGATGGAAGACCTAAATCAGTAGCAAATTCTACTGCTAAAATTGATCCAATTGTCCCATACTGTGGTACTGGAGTAGTCCAATCAGACATATCATTTTCTCTCTCTCCAGACCATTGGGCCCAATTCATACCACAACCATTTTTACCAGCAATTTGATATAATTGATATTTACTTGCTGAACTTAATAAACCAGTATAGTTAGCAAATGTTATATTAATATTTTCTAATGCAAGATATGTATCTGTATTATTACATCCTGTTCCTTGAGTATACAATACATTATTTTGTGTTCTAGCATATATATACATCAGACGTGGTATGGAATTAAGTTGTAAATTGTTCGAGGAAATTAATCCAGTTGTATTAGATACACCTGGTGTGACTGCTGTAGCAAAATCTAAAGGATATCGTTGTACATCAAAATAAGGATATGTAATTGGCATATTTGGTGATAAAACTTGAGTTTCATCAGGAGTAATATATTTGAATAACATCAGAGGTTGCGAATATGTATAGCTAAATGGTGCAGGATTAACAGCAGTAAAGTTAGCAAAATATGCCTGAATATTTGATATTGTATTACTTGATCCCAATTGATTATGTGACCAGAAACGATTAGCATTACTTATAAAAGTCAGATTGAAGTCCATTGTGGTTACATTGTAGAAACCAGCTGCATTTCCACATCCCCAAAAGAAGGGAGAAAGGAACAATGGTTCACAAATTACCATGTCAACTACTGCAAGTGCAGGTGTATTTACAACTATAGTAAATGGAAAGCCTCCTCTTTGTAATGGTGTATGATCTATTCCATTATGATATCCTCCTAATGGATTTCTAACATTACCTGATGCAATATCTGCATAAGATTGAGTTTGATCATAATAGGTTGGTGTTAAAGAATAATCTCTATTATGTAATTTAATATCTGTATTATAATGAGCTAGTGCATGAATCATATCAGATATAAATATTGAAAATGATTGTCCATTTACTGCAGCTTGTAAAGTTTCTAAATTTCCATTCAAGGGAAATGCTCTTGGTGCATCATTACCAGGATTTAAAAGTTGTCCAGGAGCAACTGCTGGTGTAGTACCAGTAAATACTAATCTAACTGGTAATAAAGTATATTGTTTTCTATCTACAAAAATATTACCAGAAGGAGGAGGACAAGACCAAGTAATACTACTATTAGAAATACTGGTTGTAGTATACTGCTTCCAAGTCACTTGGTTTCCACCTTTAAGAATAGCATAATCTCTAGATGCTTCGACTTGAGTAATTGGATCCCGAACTAATACGGGAGTTAATGGTTGATATGATAATGACATAATATACTAATATCAAAGAAATAAAATAATAAAATTATATTATTTCTTTAAAGTTAAATTTCCAGCATTATACAAAGATTTTTTAAAAAATCCAATTTTAATACTGGCTTCTTGATATTGATTTATTGGTAATGGATATATATTCAAATCTTTATCTTGCCAATAAATTTTTAAATCAATTGTATTTAATTGTTCTGAACTTTTCATATCAGATAATCTATATTGACTAGTTGGTGTATAATAAGCTATAGATCTACTTTGTCCTGCTAATTCAAATTGTGGAACAAAATCTGATAGTATTGGTAATGTTGATGATATACCTGAATTATTAGTAGGAGTATATTCACTTATAATTGGAATAGAATTTGTAGTTATCAATATTTTTGATATTGAACCCCATAATTCTAATACACTATATTCCTGAGTAAATTGTTTTTGAGTAGCAGTTCCACTAAATGGAGGAATTGTAGTATCTAAACCAAATCTTATTAAATTAAAAAAATATAATCCAGTAGATATAGGTCCTACAAAATTAACAGGAAAAGAAGTTAAAAATATTTGTAAATCTTTATTCATAAAAATAGTAGCAGTTGGTATAGGATTAGGTGTAGTAGGTGTTGCAGTAGGTGCAAATGTTGCTATATCAACAACTAAACTTATTTCTTCTGTGGTTGTGTTTAAATAAAAATATGGACAATCACCAGTTAATCCAGATGCTACAAAAGCAGCAGCTAATGCTGTATTAATAGCAGTAATTAAATTTTGATAATCATATACATAATAATAAAGAGTTATAACTTGTGTTGGTTGATTTTGTATAGGAGGTGGAACACCATCTTCTGAAATATATATTATATTTTGAGAATAATTTACTGACCCAGTTTGTATTCCAATAACAAATGGTGTTAAATTAGGATTTGGTTGATTAGGAATTATTGGCATGATAAATAATGGAATGAAATCTAAAGGAATAGAGAATCTAACAATAGAACAATAATAATCATCACATTTACTCAAAATAGGAAGAGTTTTTGTTACTGCATATTCAGCATTAATTATAAATTGTGTACTAGAAGGAGATATTAAAACATTGACATAGATATTATCACCAACTTGTGTAATTGTTGAATATGACATTATTATATTAATAAAATATTTTATTTATTAATATACATAGTCAATAAGGTAACAACTTCATCTCCATTTATTCCAAATTCTTTTTCTAAATTTTTTATTAAATTATGAAATTCTTCAAGTGAATAATTTCTAAAAACTAATCTAATACTACACCATCTGCCACATGTTTTAATATTTTTACCATATTTTTGAAATGCATGTTCATTATATGATAATTCATAAGGAGAATAATACATAAGTAATGATAAATATGGATAATATTGATCTGATATTAATCTAAAATGCATTGGTATGTATTCTAGACTATCATCAGGATATCCACCATATGGATTAAAAAATTCCAGTAATTTATCATTTACTTTAAAAATACAACACCAATGACCATATTTTGGTTTTGCTTCAAATAATAAAATGCATGCACCATATGGTTCTAATATTTCATCTATATTATCATATTTATGTAAATCTGGGTAAAGAATTAAATTTGCTCTTTCATTTATTAATTTTAAAACTTGCTTATCAGATAAAGCTATATTCTCATATTCCTTAAGAATATTTTTTACATTCATCTATATTATTACTTGTCATTATCTAATAAAAGTTTTAGTAGTTTTTGATTCATTTTAGCATAAGCTAGATGTATTTTACTTACTTGATGTGATGATTTATGACATCTAGAATATATTTCTCCACATACTTCACATTTAATTCTATCTGTTGGTTTTGCTTTATCTTCTTTTTTTTTTCTTGGTCTACCAAATGGTTTTTGTATATTTTCTTCTTCCTTATTCATTATTGAAGTCTTATAAATTGCTTTTCCTACAGGATATTGTATTATTTTATTTATATCTTCAACATCTAATTGTGTAATTGGCTTACCACTTTTTAGATTATTATACATTGTATCATAAAATAAGACATTATCTTTTTTTTGATAGCAAAAGTTTTATAATAAAATGTATAGAGTATATGTATAAATATGCTAAATTTTTATAAAGGTAGAGCACTAGCAAAAATATCTGGTGGTGAATATAATAATGAGATATTATATATAGACACACAAGATAAAAAAGATGAAAAAGATGAAAAAAAAAAATATGGTGGTTGCTGTAATTGTAAAAAATGTTCTAAAAAGTGTTCTTATAAACCATGTTGTAAAAAATGTCAGGTATATTATGAAGAGTCAGAATCGTCTGAATATTCAGATTTGGGAGATAGTTTTGAAATTACTGATGGGGGAAAAATGTTACCAATTCCTAAAGTTGACGAAAGGAGTGTTGATTATATTGCTGGACCGGCTGGCTCAGGAAAAAGTACTTATGCTGCACAATTAGCGACAGCTTTTAAAAAGATATATCCAGAAAAAGATTTTTTTATTTTTTCAAGAACAGATGCCAAAGATGATCCAGCATTTAAAAAATTAAGACCAATTCA